TTGTTCTTACCATTAGAGAGATTCCAAGGCGCAAGCAAGTCTACAGTATTTGCGGATTCACGGAGAGCAGTCTAATGGCATTTAATATATCAGAATTTTCATCTCAAGTAAATACTAGAGGGATTGCACAGACAAACCTATTCTTTGCTAGAATTATATTAAATCCAAAACTGAGTTTCTTAGATGAGAACTTCCCAAGCAGAGAGTTGTCATTCTTTTGTCGTAGTGCTACACTACCAGAGATAACTGTAGGTGCAACACCATTTAAACCAAAAGGATTTGGTCCTGCTGAACAAAGACCTACAACATTCGACTATCCACCATTGCCTACTGTGTTTATGGTTGATAGTGAGTTTGGTGTACAGAAGTTCTTTCACAGATGGATGCAAGAGATTGTAAACTACGATGTTTCTGGTGGGTACTTTAGCGAGAGCCCATCTGCACTGCTACCATTTGAGTTTGGTTATAAAGATGATTATGCATGTTCTATGGAAATCATTCAGTATTCAGGTCCATCAGAGAATAAATTTTACACATATAAGTTCGGTAACATTTTTCCAACTAGTGTAGGATCGACTACTGTAGCCTGGGAGAACTCCGCAGAAGCAATGACGTTGCCTGTAACGTTTGCATTCGATGAGTTAACAGTAGATGGTACTGTTCAAGGAACTGTGACTGGTGGTGCAAGAGGCGTTAATGGTATTCTATCATTCTTATCATCACTAAATACTATAGGACAGGCTGTTTCTAATATACGCAAACCTAGAAACATCCAAGACGCTATTAACCAATTCACCAATATCAATACTATATTGGGTTCATTATAATTATATTATAGGAGTATATTATGCCTTTACCAAAGATTGACCAACCGTTATTTGAATTAGAGATTCCCTCTAGCAGAGAGAAAGTGAAGTATAGACCCTTTACTGTAAAAGAAGAAAAAATTCTTCTGATTGCACAAGAGTCAAAAGATATGAGCCAAGTCGTACTTGCTATTAAACAAATCATGAGAAATTGTTTAGTAGACTTAGATCCAGACTTGCTTACTGTATTTGATTTAGAATATGTTATGATTAAGATTAGAGCGAAAGCCGTGAACAACGAACTTGAGTTCAACATCAAGGATCCAGATACCGAAGAAGAGATTCAAATTAATCTTGATATTAACGAGATTGAAATACACAGACCAGAAAATCATGTAAATGTAGTATCTGTATCTGATGATATTTCTCTGAAGTTAAAGTACCCGACAATCGACTACTTGATTTCACTTGGTACAGAGGGTAAGACAGAAGCAGACGCTATGTTTGATATGATCGGTGAGTGTATCGATACTGTAGTACAAGGCGATGAGGTGTTTAAGATAGCAGACTTCACTAAAGAAGAAGTCAATGATTTTATCGAAGGCTTAACATCAGATATCATGGCGAGAGTAAAAGAGTTTTTTGATACGATGCCGCAGATGCGATACGAACACAAATACACTAATAAGAACGGAAAAGATCAAACGTTTGTAGTAAAAGGAACAGAAACTTTTTTTATCTAATGTTGAGTCATACAACACTTCTTGCTTATTATAGTACAGTGTTTGCGTTGGCTCAACATCATAAATATCAAATAAGTGAAATAGAAAACCTCTTGCCCTACGAAAGAGATATCTACTTTAGTATGCTAATAGATTTCATAGAAGAACAAAAGGCAAAAAATGGCTGATAGTATAGCAAGCTTGATACAAGAAATTAAAGCATCATCCGATGCAGATCGCAGTGAACACGCTGAGGTTAAGGATAAGCTTAGTTCTATTGAAGTATCAATAAAGCAAACGGCAATATTCACGGAGCTAATGTCTCAGACATTGAGTGATCAGCTTGCTATGTCTGTAGAGGCGATGAAGGATGCAAAGCGGCGTGGTAAGCTTGCAGTACCCGCACCATCAGCTACACCAAGTACAGCATCACCGAGTGCTGGTGGCGGTGGAGGAAACTCTGCATCATTTGAAGCAGGCTCAAACTTTATCGGAATGTTTGGTTCACCGTTCTCATCTCTACTAGCATCACTTGCCGCAACTGGACTTGCTATTGCAGGTCTTCGTGGTTGGGAAGTAGGCGCAATAAAGAATATTGGTAAGATTGGTGATGGGCTAAAAGCATTAGTCCCAGAATCAATTGCTAAATCTATCGATCAAAAGTTTATCAACACAAGAGCAAGAGTTCTACGTACATTTGGTATGGACCCAAGTCTTGGTGCTAAAGATGCTGATACTGGTAAACGTGGTCTAAAGACTTCAGTGAGCCAGCAGATCAGTAATAGATTTGCAACACTCAGAGGAAATGTTCTTAAGACATTTGGGTTGGGTGTAGACGGTAAACCAATCGCTATAAAAGATGCAGATGGTCTATTCACAAAAAACACAACAGGAAAGTTTTGGTCAGGCATTCTTGATAATATCAGTAAAGTATTGACTCCGCTAAAGAACGCTGGTAAAGCAGTAACAGATTTCACAGCAGGCGCTGGCGCTAAACTATTTGAATTTATCAAAGGACTCGGTGGAGGCTCTGGTGGCTTTCTAAAATTAGTTGGTAAAGTACTGAAGCCTATTGGTTTTCTATTCTCTGCATTTGACGGCGTAACTGCATTCATGGATTCAGATAAAGATGGATTTATTGCAAAGCTTGGCGATGGTATTGGCGCATTCTTAGGGGACTTTATTGGCGCACCTTTCGATCTTCTTAAATCTGGTGTTGCATGGATAGTTAAGAAACTCTTTGGTGTCGAAGTAAACGAAGATGGTTCTATACCAGAAGGTCAGGGACTTCCAGGCTTTATTTTAACTAAATTAAATTCATTCTCATTCGAAGAAACAATAGGAGCAATCGTATCAGGACTGTTCCAAGTAGTACAAGATGCTGTAGACTGGGTTAAACTTTTATTTACTGATCCTACTGCGGCATTGGGCGCATTGTGGACTGGTATTGTAGGAGAAGGTGGGCTATTAGACATTCTATGGGCGCCTGTTAACTTTGTAGTAGACTGGGTATCTAAGAAGTTTGGATTCCGTGATGAAGACGCTCCACCATTTAACTTAAGGGTATTTCTCACTGAAACATTTCAAAAAGCTGAAGCTTATATGCGAGAGAAGTTTATCGATCTTGCTGAATGGTTTAAAGGAATACCAGATAGAATTAAATTTGCCGCTGAAGAATTCTTTGTTAATCTAAAAGCAGATATGAAGATAGGTTTTATCGCAGTAACAGATTGGTTTAAAAATCTACCTAATAAAATATTTGCCGCTCTTATGAATGTGTTTTCTGGTGTCAATATAGCATTACCAGATAATAAAGTTACACGCTTCTTTGGTGTAGCTGGTGCTGGCTTTAGTCTTGTAGATGCAGAATCAGTTGCCGCCGCTAATGAAGCCGCTAATGCACCTAATCCAGATTCAACTGCTCAAGTTGCTGGTATCATGGCTCAACGTGAAAAAGAGTTAGTAGACATTCAGACTAGAAAAAAAGAAGCAGAAGATATTCGACTAAGACAAGCTCAGGCAGCCGCTCAAGCCGCAAGAGCATCGGGTACAAATAACACAACTGTAAACAATGGTGGCAACTCTAATACAAGTAACGCTACTACAAACAACTACTACAGTCAGACAGGAACGTCACAAGCATTAGATCCTGCTGATCCAAGAGCATTCGCTTTTTGATCTAAGAGAGGGGTGTCTACCACCCCTTTTTGATCCTTGTATCAAAGTAATATTGTTTACATTCTTTAACAGTCTCAGAAACACCTTCTTTGACTTCCTCTGCACATAACGCATTAAGCTTCTTTTGATTTTCAAAAGCACTGATAGCGCCTGCAATAACAATAGCAAAAAATACTATATTCATTTTACTCCTTGTAAAAGTTTGTGGTATAAAAAAAGGGGAGCCCGAAGACTCCCCTTTACGCTTAGATGAGAACGTTTAATCGTCAGCTAGACTTTTGAAAAAATCTAGGTCATCATCGTCATCGGTACTACCCGTTGACGGCAATGCTTCATCATAAGTTGGCGATGGAGCTTCACTCTGTGTAGGAGCTGTACGCTCTTTGAACTTCGGAGTGAAGTCCATCGCCGCATCGTCATCCTCGGCAGTCGTTGTGGGTGCGTGTTGACTGCCATCAAGTGCTAGAACTTTGTAAAGCTTGGCTTTAAGTTCAGAGTAAGACTTGAAGTTTTTAGGCTCAACGATTTCTTTAAGAGAGTGCTGGCTCTGCCATACTTTCTCTAATGCTTCATCATCTCCAGAAAGAGTACTAGTCTCTTCGAAAGAAGATGGTTCATAAGTGCGATACCCACCATCGCCATTACGACACTTGAGTTTGAAGTTAGCACCTTCCCAGAAATCAAATGGGTTGATTGGTGATTCATCTTCGAACTCTGGGTTCATTGCGGCATTCAACTTGTCAAAGATTTTCTTACCAAACTTGAACTTGAAGACTTGACCTTCGTTCTGAGGATTGGTAGGGTCTTTAACGACAAAGATGTTTGCGTGATAAGAAAGCCTACGCTTCTGCTTACGTGCAATCTCTTTGTTTGCGTCTACACCAGAATTCCACAATTGAGAGTTATACTCTGACACTGGATCATCTTGACCAATAGTAGTCAAAGAGTTTTCGATATACCAGCCACCTGGACCTTGAAAGCCATGATCGAATACTCGAACGAATGGCAAATCTTCTTCTTGTGGTGCTGGCAAGAAACGGATAATAGCATAGCCATTGCCTGCTTTATCGACTTCTAACTTCCAGTAGTCATCGTTTCTATTATTTGAGGTGTTGTTGTCTAGCTTTTGAAGCTGTGAATTTAGCTTATCAAAGCTTGATGAACGAGCCTGTTTAAGGGCGGCGAATGATGTAGTCATATGTATTCTCCTATGTATGACGGTTTATTTACGATTTATACGATGTATAGTATCATGTTTCGTTGTATTTGTCAAGTAATATTTTCCTCATTTTTGGTTTATCATAATCTAAGAAAGGTCTGTATTTCCTGACAAGTTTATTTATATCAGGAAATACAATGGTATCAGAAATATTCTTCTCCCAATGACCTATACAGTTTGTTATATCACAGATCATGACAAGCGTTTCAAGGCTAATATCATTCATCATATACAATTTTAACAGTCTTGGATGCTGACCATCGTGAACAACAAAGTTGTCATTGAAGTCATCATCGAGGTTAATTATATCAGATTTAAACTGATATGTCAAGGACTGTTTTCGCTTTATCCATTCTTTATAAATGGATTCGGCTTTATCATCTAGTAACTCACCTGCCCACGCATTAGGGTTTGCAAGCATGTTAGCTAGAATAATATCTTTTGCTTCCTTCTTCTTCGATAGTTTGTAGAAGAAGAATTTGTCTTTTCTGTTTTCGAAAGACATTGCGTTAGCTTTGACTTTGCCATTGTACTTGAAAAAGTCATAGTTCGAAGTGAAGTGTCTCTTCAGTGCAAGATAGTAAACATAGATGTCAAACGCATCTGTGGTGCTATACATTGACATTAAATTGGCAACTTCGCTTGTCGTTCTATCATGTTCAACTCCTCGGCTTCATCATGTATCTTTGCTTTCAGAACAGGCGACCTGCGAATAATTTCACCGACCACTTCAATCTCAACTTCGTTCTTCTCTGCATACTCAATAACCGCATCAATGTAAGGTATACCTGCTTTGATATACTCTTGTATTTCTCGCATAATTCGTTCTGAATTTAATTCTTTCATATGTCTAGTGCTTCCCTTATCTCCATTTTTTTGTGATCTCTGCCTATTCGATATGCATATAAAAACAACTGCGTTTCTTGCGAATTGTTTGTCATTGCAATATCACCAATATACACCATACCGTCTCGAATGTCAAGGCCATATGTGTTACCACGTACACCAGAGATTATACTCATAGAACTTGAAAGCCCATTGTCCAGTTTTCAGCCGCACTCTCTACGTAGTGAATTGACTTACCTGGAAATGATTTCTCGCTAACAAAGTTACCCTCTGGGTCGTACAACTTCATCTTATAATCACTCCCCTCTTTAACGACTTCAGCACGTGCCCGAAAGCCTGCATCCTCTTTAAAATAAGTTGAGATTACTGTCATTGAAATTCTCCGTTGTTTACTGTTGATATGCTATTATTATATCAGATGTGAGCGCAGTTGTCAAGCAAATTATAGTCCGTTTGGGACGATTATATAATGTATTGCTATCACTAGTGCAACAGATGCACCTAGCCCAATCATCATCTTTTGAAAGTCTCTTGCTACTAGAGGAAAGACAGACTTAGTTTTCATCTTACCTGTAAACGTTGCGATAGCAAGTTCACGCCCTGCAAGCATACCCACAAAGACCCATGTAGTTGACATAGGAATGTCATTAAGTTCTTTAAAGAAGTATAAGCAAACCCAGTAGAACAAGTCTATGAGCGTTGCACTGCGCACGTAGCGGGTGTTATGCTTCTCTAGTACGATCTGTTGTATCTTTCCTCCACGTTCTCTAAACATAAAGAATAGACCAGTTACGAATACAACTGATACTAAGATCATTAAATCGACAGGCACTTGTCTCGGTAAGAACACAGCAATGTTTGCCATATCGTGTGACAACCAAGTCCACCACAAGCCACCTGTTGCTACCCATTGTGCTATGCGCCAATAGTTTTTATGTTCATCTTTAACTGGCTTAGTCTCATCAAGTGTACGTGATACAAAGTACCAAACACCATATGCGAACAGAGCGGCAATACCATAACCCATGATGCTCTTCATCAACATCTTTTCTAGCACAAACGTACTCGCAAAAGCACTCAACACTAAAAAGGATGTTGACACTGGCACACCAAAGCGTGTAAGCACTACAAGTATTCCTGGTGCGGCGGCGTGATACCATTGAACATCTTGCCACGGGATTTTGTTTAATCTTCCGTAACTAATATCGCCACCGTTCACATGCCATCCATACCATAGCGTTGCTAGTAGTACAGCACTTGCGGCTAGCCATAAAGTTTTGTAATTGAATCTCTCATTGTTTGACGCCATCCATGTACCGAGAGTTTGTACTGAGTCGTTGGCGATCACCGCATAGGCGGCTAGAAGGAACCCGATGAGGCTCCAGATAGTTAGTAGTTCCATTCACTTTCTCCTTGTTTGCAGGCTTTACCCCTGCGCTCACATCATTATGTATTAATTACAAATAAAGGGGCAAGTTTCCTCGCCCCTTGTTTTACTCTTTACTTTACTATACTTCTTAGAAGTTGAAGGATGCACCAACTGCTGGTGTGAACTCTTCACTATCAAGGTTGTACGATCCTTCTGCGTATAGACCCATGCCATTGATTGTAGTTGTATAACCACCACCAATATTTTGCATCATGTCGCTATCATCACCGTTGACGAATGCTGTCAAGCCCATAGCAGTTACATCAGCTTCAAAGCCATATGTTTCGGCTTCTACTTCGTATGTACCTGTTACACCGAATCCAAATTGATTCAATGCATAACCTGCATGTGACAAGATAGTCATCTCTTCGCTATCCATGTTGTAGTCGATACCTGTACCGATTTCAACGCCACTGGTTGCTAGTGAGTATGTTGCTTGTACATTCTCTACATCTGTGATGTCTGAAGTTACGTCTGTAAGACCTACTAGTAGACCTACGCCTGCTACTGACACTTTAATGCTTTCGCCATCATCATTTGGGTTAGCAAGTGTTGTTCCACCTACGCTATCAGTTTTACCACCGAAGTCACCCAATAGATCACCTTGATCTCCATAAGAAACAGCAACGCCAGCTACTACAGTACCTAGAGAATAGCTGTCTACTTTTACAGCATCGCCATCTGCGACTAGACCGAGACTTGCAATACCAGCTGGTGCTGACATGCTAATATCGATTGTTGTGTCTGCCACCATTTTATCGCTGGCATTCTGTGTAAGGTCTAGACCCAACTCTACATCCAAGTCAGCGGACATTGCTGTTCCCGCTAGTGCGAATGTTGCTACTGTTGCAAGTAGTATCTGTTTCATTTAAAAATCCTTTCCTATAATTGAAACTTAAAGTGCGACTTTTCTGTTGCTAAGTAAGTCGCCAACTCCCTGTGATTATGCCGCTAGGGCGAATCCAGAAGGTGCTATATTATCATTTGCACTTATTGATTTTGACTGTCTAACGTAAGTCACCACGGTAATCTACTCT